TCCCATGTTTTTACCGATGATCCTTCGGCTGGCCTCGATCGGTGTATCCGCACTGGATCGGTTGCGCTTCTCAGCAAAAACGGATTCTTCCCTACGCCTGCCGCACTCGCTGACCGCATGGTTTGCGCGCTGGACATTGAGCATGGCGAGACAGTTCTAGAGCCTTCGGCTGGCGATGGTGCCTTGGTTTCCGCAGTAAAGCGAATACATCCCGACTGCCACGTTACGGCAATAGAAATCAATCCAGAGTTGACGCGCAAATCGGAGCACCATATTTTCACCTGCGACTTTATGGACTTGCCGCTAGAAGATAAGTTCGATCACGTCATCATGAACCCACCATTTGAATTGCTGCAAGATTGTGTTCACACCTGCAAAGCATTTGAGCACCTGAAATTTGGTGGTCGTCTAGTCGGAATAATGGGAGATGGCGTGACATTTCGCCGCGAACCGAAGGCAGTTACCGCAAGAGAATTGATTGACGCTTTCGGCTCATGGGAAAAACTGCCAGACAACTCATTCAAGGAATCGGGAACGGGCGTAAACACAATCATGGTCACGCTGGAAAAACCGTAACGGAGCAGTCCCTATGAGCACCCAAAAGGCGGATACCGTGCCATCCAAAGAGACGAAAGCCGAGATTGAAACGATGTCAGAGAAGTGCGCGACCTGCGCCTTCCGATCTGGCACTAAGGCCAGCAGGAATTCCCTCACGGTTTTAAAGGCGCGGCTATGTGCTCAGATTGGCCAGCCTTTCCAATGCCATGAAAACACGGTGTTCGTCACCGAATCGGGCAAGGCGATAGGGCTGAGTGACGTTAACCGCATTGACATTATCGGCAAGGTTCCACGCGGGGAATATCAGCCACGACCGGGTGAGCAGTGGAAAAACTGTGCTGGCTGGGCTGAACTGGTTTCCGCTCTTGAGGCCAAAGGTCTGACCTTCACTAATGGCTGGCAGTTTCAGCTAACCGAAAAATTGCTTGAAGTAATCGACAAAGCAGAATTTGAGGGAGAGTCATGGGACGACTCTCGGGTAACGCGTGAAATCAAGGCAGCTATTGATGCCGTTGGAGCGTGTCAGTCGTGAGCCGCGAACAGAAAACTACCAAGCGCGACGATTTTGTATTTTGTGCGGTTTGCGGATGCAAGGGCACTGGGTCGTGTGGGCGAATGATCGCCCCAGATGGCAGCATTTGGCCAGTGCGGGATACGGGATTCAGAACCAAGAACAAAACTGCAAAGGCAGAAACGAAATGAAAGCCAAAGAGCACAATCCGGAAATTCGCCCAAGCTGCGAACTGCCATTGTTCGAGCAGAGCTTCACCAAGTTTGAGCAGGCGCACGCGAGAGCGTCAGACCCTGCCACTTCGAGACAGGCAGCGGCGAGCGTAAGCCTAACCAATCTGGGCAAAACGAAAGAAGCGATTCTTGACATTCTCAGCAGTGGCCCTAAGACAGATGAGGAAATCGCAAAGATATTTCATTCATGGGGAAAAGTTAAGGCTTCACCCTCTGGCCTGAGGACTCGCCGCGCATGGCTTGCACAGAACGGCTTTGTTGAAGCTGCTGGTGGATTCAATGAAGACGGAACTACTTGGGGCATAACGGGCAAAACGGCTGCTAAGAGAAATTGCATTGTCTGGAGGTTGAAATGATTGGCAGCGATTTCAAGCCGAAGACATATGACCACAAGATTCATTGTAGCGAATGCGGAGGCGCAATCTTTGCGGGCGATGTGGCTTTGGTTTCAGAAAAGAATGGGAAGGTTTTCAAGATCGTTTGCAGTGAAGATTGCCGACTGGAATTTGACGCGAGATTTTGGGCAGAAGCCGCTAAGAAAAATTCAAAGCGCAGAAAGGCTACGGCATGACAGACGCACTCAAAGACCTTATCGCCCGCGACGAATGGCTTGAAGTAGCGAAGGCCATCACGTTTGCTTACGTAAACGCTCCAAAGAATCCAGCTAAATTCGCATGGGTTTCAGCCGTGGAAGAAGGCCCTTACCACATCGAAACGAACGACTCAGCAGCAAATGGTGGCGACCGTTTCATTGCTATCTGTGGAGCATTTGGGGCTTTCAGTTATCACCTTATGCCAGCGCAGATTTTCCCAAGTCAGAAATGCAAGGCGTGCCTCGACCTTGCTGGGGAGGGAGGCACTCTACCGAACGCGCAGACGTGCGCTGCTTCGGGGACGCTGAGTTACTCTCCAGCAATTCAAACTTCAGAAGTTGCTGACATGGCTACTGGCAATGCGCCAGAAAAAGATAGCCCTATGGTCGGCAACGAGGGGGCAGTAACCGTCTCTGCTCCCTTTGACCGTCACGGCGATGACCGCTTTGCCGACAACATCCTGAGAGCGTTAGAAGGCTTACCGCAAAACGGCGATGACCTGGAAGAACGGGACGCTGCCGAAGAAGGAGCGGCCATTGAAGCAAGCGGATACAACGATCCGGTTTTCGACAGAAATGGCAGGTAACAAATGGCAACCATTAAATATTCAATACCGGGAATCGGAGGTTCGCTTGGCGAGTGCGTTGTTTGCGGAGAATCATTCGCCAAGGAACTTATGCTTGGGGAATCAGTTGGCTCTCTAGGTATCGAAGGCATAAGCGCGAACCTTCCCGTCCATCACAAGTGCGCAGAAAACGTAACCAAGATGTGCGGCATGTGGAAGGACATACGTGGAAACTTTCCAGAGGGGCCGCTAAAGAAATGCTTCGATGAACAACTAGCGGAACAGGAAGCAGAAGAAACCGCATGAGCCGCCTATCCACTGCTTTCAAGCTGGTGCTGGTCTTTGCGCTAGGAACTGTTTTCTTCGCGCTTATGGCGGCAGAGATGAGTAAGTAGATGGCAGTTACAGAACAATTTTCGTGCGATGTCTGCAAGAAGCCGAAGCAAGGCACTAATCATTGGTTTGCCGCATACCGCGAGAATCACATGATTAACGTGTTCTTTTGGACGGCAGTGAAGGCGGAAAAGTTGCGCGATTACAAGCATTTATGCGGCCAAGAATGCGTACTTAAAGCAGTTAACGAATGGATGCACGATCACAGATGATACGCCAGGGCAAGCATATACCTCGCATAAGCGCAAGCAAGCTGGCAAAGCTTGGTGGAAAGATGCCATTCAGCACGATCCAGCCGGGGAAGCATAAGGCCGGAGCGAATCGCTTGCCCGAATGGACAGATAAACGGAGCCATATCACAAAAGACGGGCGGCACAAGCTTTATGGCAAGGACAAAAGCAGGTTGCGCGAACGCGTTTACTGGCGAGCCAAGGGCCGCTGTGAAGCACCAAAGCATCATTTCACTTGTGGCGGCTGGGCCGATGAATTTAACGGCCATCTCGCGCACAAGCGGCACGGAGCAAACAAGACAGACACGATGGACGGAACATTCTGGGCATATTGGGCCTGCCATCTGATCGAACAGCACAAACATTGTTAAGGAGTTACAGCATGACAACCAAAAAGCCCGGATACGGCAAACCTGAGGTCAAGGATACGCAGGAGCAGGCTTGAGATGCACGGAAAACACACGGTAACAATTACTCCAACAACATTAGTAAGGAAAGCCTAAGGAGACGGTATGGCAGCAAACGTAATTCAGCCGGAACTTATACCAGCCGATGATAAAAACTGGAAACCAAAAGAGGATGCACTGACCCAAGAGCCGTCCTTGATGAGCCTGATTGATTATGCGGTAAAGAATAAGTCGGCAATCGAAGTTATCAAAGAACTTCGCGCAATGCAGATGTTTGACGCGGCGAAACGGGCAGAGCGGGAATTTAACGCAGCACTGGAAGCCGCACAGAATGAGATTTCAGAAGTAATACCTGATACCTATAACCAGCAGACGGAAAAGAAATATGCCAGTTTTAAAGCCCTGAATGCGGCGATCCGCCCTGTTTATCTCAGGCATGGGTTCTCCCTCTCTTTCAACGGTGCTCCTTCACCTAATCCCGAAGAAATCCACGTTCTATGTGACGTATCGCACAAAGGCGGATGCACCAAGCAATACATGATTCCCATGTCCACGGATAACAAAGGGCCAAAAGGTGGCGGCGTAATGAGCAAGCAGAACGCGACCGCTGGGGCCACAAGTTACGGGCGCAGCGTGTTGCTGAAGCTGATTTTCAACATTGCCATTGGTGAAGAAGCCAAGGCGGAAACCCCAGACTGGCTTACCACTTATTTCGAGCGCATGGCCAACTGCAAGAGCATTGAAACCTTGCAGGCGGTCTACAAGGAAGCCTATCGAGAGGCCGACAGTAAGAGTGATACCGATTCACTTAAATCGCTTGTGGTCAAAATGACAGAGGAAAGACGGCGTATCCAGCGGAGCCAGCAGCAATGAGTGAACCGACCATTATTGATTGCATTCAAGGCGATGCCACGTGGAGAAAATGCAGGCTAGGAGTGGTAACATCCTGCCGTGTTGCGCCTGTCCTGTCTACCCTTAAGCGCAAATCTGGCGACCGCAAAAAAGGGGATGAGAGCAAGACACGCGAAAACCTCAAGATCGAACTGGCCGGGGAAATACTCACAGAAAAACTCTCGGATCACTACGTTTCCCGATGGATGGAAGAAGGTAAGGAAAAGGAGCAGTTTGCTAGGGCTGCTTACGAGTACGCCAAAGGAATACAGACTCTTCAAATCGGTTTTGCCTATCATCCAAAAATCAAAATGGGAGGCTGTAGCCCTGATGCGATTGTTGGCCCTGAAGGCGGAGCAGAATTTAAATGCCCAAAGACTGAAACGCACCTTCGTTATTTGACTGCTGGCGTAGTTCCGAAAGAATACCTGCCCCAAATGTATTGGCAAATGGCCTGCATGGGCTGGGAGTGGAATGATTTTGTTTCGCACGATCCAAGCTTTAAACAATCAAAGCACAGAACTTTAATCGTTCGCCTGCACCGTGACGACAAAATTATCTCAGCAATGGAAGAGCAGGTGATGCGCTTCAATGACGAAGTGCAGGAGTACATCCTGAAGCTAGATCCTGATTATCTTCTGACCAAACTAAAGGCCAGCGTCGATCACGTAAAGAAGCAGAAAGCGCAGCAGCAAGACGCAAGCATGTTAATTCAGGATGAGGATTTTAAGTATCTATGCCCCCGCTAATTCCGCAGTGTTCATATCGGTTTAAACCGTCAAACAGCCTGACGCAATGCGGCGGTACGGCTTACGGAAAATGCGCGGGAGAACACAAAGTAGAGAGTGAATTCTTCTGTTTCGATCATCTTGAGCAGTGCCGAAAATGCGGAAAGATGTTTTGTAAAACACACATGGAAACGCACGATCACAGAGAGATACAGGCAGCATAAATGAATAGCATCCGGCCTTGGTATCGCTGGCACGTAAACCGTTGGAGAAATTCCCCTCGCGTTCTAGCGATGTCTCTCGCCGCGCATGGAGCTTATAGAAATCTTCTTGATGCAGCATGGGACAATGGGGGGAAGATACCAAACAACGCAGATGTAATCTGGCGGTACGCTCTCGCCCAAAGTAAGGCTGCATTCGCCAAAGTTTCAGAGCAAGTGCTTTCTATGTTCACTGTATCGGAAGATGGTAAATGGCTTACAAATGAAACTCTTACAGACGAATGGAACGATGCTACAGATTGGTTTAAGAAGAAGTCGGATGCGGGTAAAAAGGGCAGCTCGGCAAGGTGGGCAAATGGCGATGATATGGCACCGCCATGCGAAACGGATGACGTTGTTATAGATGCGCCTATGGCAAAAGATAGCACCTCACCTCACCACACATCACCTAACCATACAAACACAGTTTTAAAACCTTCCGCGAAAAAGCCGCGCGGGCTAAAGTCACCAGAGCAGGTTATGCCATTCGATTCAAGGCACATCCGAATCAAGAGCCTAATTTGTAATGCCTATCACGATCAAACGAAGCTGGATTGTCCTTGGGGGCCAGCGGAAGGCGCACAACTCAAGCGGTTTTTAACCGAAAACCCATCGTGGCTGGACAGTCAAATAGCGCAATGTCTGGTGAATATGTATGCCAGTTCTGGATTTCCAAAAGGGACTCGACCTTGCCAGTTTTTGCCGCGATTAACGCAGTACGTGAGTGGGCCATTGAATGAATTTAACCGGGAGAAATCGAATGGGTCAGAAACTTCAAAAGCAGAACGCCGTAACTCTGACATTTCAGAAACAACCAGAAGTGTTTTTGACCCAAGTAGGCACCTATCTGGAGACAATGCAAAAAGTCTACCGGACAAAACTCCCGGCTGATGAATTGGCGATCTGGGCAGAGACACTGAAAGATTACTCATTTCAGGAATTTGACCGAGCCATGAAGCATTTGGTAGCCAACCCGCCAAAGTACGAACTTGAGGACGGAACAATTCAAGTTTGGCGCGGAATGCCGAAACTTCCGGATGTGATCGACGTGATGTTGGATTTGCGTGAACAGGCAGTGCAGGAAGCGCGCAAGCGTGAATCGGAGCGCGAAAGCAGGGAGTTTGCCGAACTGGAAAAACGCAGAGCAGAGCATCCTGAAGAATTTATCGGCATGAAAGAGTTGGCCGAAATCGCCGCTAAGTTACAAGGCGGGGCAAAGCGTATACCGAACGTAAAGACGGTTTGGCCGGATATAGACCCGGAAAAGAACGCTGCAAAGCTAAAGAAACAGGCGGAAGAAATCATGGCGAAAGCAGGTAAGCCATGAAGATCAGGCAGTTAGGGGAAGGCTTTATAGCTGTATTGCAGCCGAGTAAGTTTCACAAAGGCCGGATGGCTTGGGTGATTAAGAGGGCGTGATGACCAAATGCTCATGCAAGCGTGTGGCTCCGCGTTGCGAGTACTGCCGAGCAGATAAACGCAAGCGTAACAAGGCGGCGTATACGACAGAAAAGCGGCGAGAAAGAGCGAGGCGTGAGCGAATGAGAATCAAGCTGGTAGGACACAAGCCGGACTACTTGGACGTTGGCTATGCCGAGAAAATCCTAGCGAGAAGGCCACCAAGCAGTCCAATCACATGGCTGGAATTAAGTGCAGGCAGAAGCAATTCATAGAGAGGGCGGGGGTGAGGGCCAATGGCTGAGAACAGCGATGTTTTTGATTTTATTGATGACCTTGACCATGAAGAATGTTTTGAGTGTGGCGGCGAAGGCTATGTTCTGGATGATTGCTTCGAGGATACGTGTTGCTGCGCCGATCCATATGCTCAGCACGGCATGATTCCTTGTCCTGTGTGCGGAGGCGGCTTGTGAGCGAGAACAGCAAAATTAGCTGGACAGATCACACTTTTAATCCTTGGTGGGGTTGCGTGAAGGTTTCCCCAGCATGCGACCACTGCTATGCGGAGTCTTTTTCCAAGCGCGTTGGCAATGACGTTTGGGGAGTTGAAGCGCCACGGCGATTCTTTGGGGACAAGCACTGGAATGAGCCGCTGAAGTGGAACAAGACTGCGCTGAAAGATTTTGGCCGTCCTGCTCGCGTGTTCTGCGCTTCGATGGCAGAC